GATTGATGCTGTACGGCAAGTTCAGGATTTTTAACCGTATCAAATGACTGCCCATTAAGCTCGAGCCAGCCTTCCGGTGCGACCACACCACTCCACATAATGATTGCCCCAACAGGCAGAATAAACGGCGCAACTGAATCACCTATTTTATCTTCAAGGGCATCCGTGACTTTTTTCAGGCGGCGTGGAGATATGATGACGGTTCCGCTTTTCCCTTCTTCGGTTTCGGCTTCAGTGGCTTCAGCAAAAATAAACTCCTGCCACTTTGACGCATCTGCCCCGGGTGTGGCCGTGTTGTTATTCACCAGCGAAACGTAATTTTTGAACGAATCTGTACTGGTGGCACGATAACGTACGACAGTTCCCGCTGAATAAGGAAATGCCGTTCCGTTGTTATCCGCTGCGGTGATGTACTCGGGGAACGCCGCAGACTGATACTGACGCAACGCGACCGTAACGGCGTTGAACATGAAGTTCATCACCTCACGCTCTACCGGCTTCGCGTTCGCATCGGTATCCATGTCTTTTTCGTAATCAAGAGGCCAGCCCTGCGGCCAGTTCACGCTACCATCTGCGGTAACAGTTTCAGGGATGGTGGAGGTGTCGCCGTTAGACGCGAACGGCACGCGGAAAAATACCTGATCCATAATAACCTCTTAGCTCATTCCATTTTGTGAAAGCGTTGTGCCGATCAGCATCTGAATGGCGACTCTGAAGGGCACATCTGCACCTTCAAGGATTTCCACCTCTGAATTATCAGACAGTTTGAATGCACGTTTCGGCGTCGCGGCCATCACTGCTGTAAACGTCAGTGCCACCGTTGAAGAAGTGATTTTTTTATCTGTCGGATAAATTTGAAACGGCACGTGGGCATTTTTATTATCCAGATAATAGTAAGCGGGTTCGAAGCAAAACTGCGTCGACAGCGAGACTCCCCCAAGCTGCGTTATTTTCAACGGATTCGTCAGACTGGATGACAGGGTAAAGAGAACCGTTCCGTCAGGGAGACTTGTACGCGTATCAAGCATGCCATTAAGGGTGGTGGATACCATTTTGGGAATGACAGGATGCGCACCATTAACATAAAGGCCGTCGTCATTCATTTTCGCCATGTTGGAAGCAAGAGGATCAATGTCTACGCTTGCTGATACCTTCAGCCAATCCAGGAAATCCTCTTCAGTTCCTTCGTTACCTGCATCCAGCCAGATTTGATAAGCCGACGCGCCATCGTCTCCTTTTTTTCCTTCCTGAAAGTCGAGATATGCGCTCTCTGTCGTATCAGCGCCTTCAGGCTGGAGCATCACCCATACGTCATAGGCTGAAGCGCCATTTTCCCCATTCTCGCCTTGCTTACCTTCCTGAAAGGCCAGATAAGAGGCCTCTGAAGTGTCCTGACCTTCATCCTGAGCCTCGACCCAAATCTGATATGCAGAGAGTCCGTCAGTACCATTTTCACCATCCTTACCTGGCTTACCTTCCTGAAAGGCCAGATATGCCGCCTCAGAAGTATCTTCACCGTCCTCCTGAGCCTCGACCCATATCTGGTATGCCGAGAGTCCGTCAGCGCCATTTTCACCGTCTTTGCCTGGCTTTCCCTGCATGAATTCAAGATAAGCGGCTTCGCTGGTGTCCTCTCCTTCAGGCTGGGCGTTGGCCCATATCTCATAGGCTGATTCCCCCGCATCTCCTGCCGGAATCAGTTTTTTAACCTGTTCGACAGTCGCGCCGCGCGTCTCTTTTCCCTGAACAACAGGGAAGCGTTCAGCCCCCGTTAATTCTTCGGCTGCCGGCAGCTCAGAAATCGCGACCCCGACCGCCCCCGCTTTGAGTGAAAACAGCTTTTCTGCGGACGTGGAAACCCGCCCCGCAGACTTACGCCCGCCAGGTAATTTTTTATTTGCCATTGTTGGCTCCTGATTAATTTATTTTGAGAGGCTCGGATTCAAGCTCAAGCGCTTCGCAATCGAGTGTGATCAGCAGTGCTCGCGCAACGACCGTTGCGGGTGGTGTGATTGTGGTCAGAATGAATTTACCTTCGGCATCGGTTACAGCACGCTGTACCCGCTGGGCACCATCTTCGCCTGTAATGATGACCGTCACGTCCTGATCGGAAACATCCAGCTCATTGACGATGATTTGCCCTGAGAGAATGCCGTCAGCCCAGCTGATTATGATCGAGCCGTAGTAGTAGACTGGCGGTCTTCCGTCGCCGTACCAGAACGGCGCGTTGCCGAAATTGTTGTTATGCCGCCCGAACCCGAAAGGCTTGCGTTTTATGACGCGATGTTTTCGCATGCCCACGCCCTGCGGTCGGGGGATCAGGTCGTAGTCCTCCACCAGTTGCTGAACCGCAATACTCACCGTGTCCTCATGCCATACCAGCCGCATGGTCATGTCCTGCGCATCGAGCACGGTGGCGTTTACGTCAAGGATGTAATCCGCTGCCGCCTTCACATCGTCGATAGTGGCGATCCCGTTGTTCTTGCAGATTTTGGCCTTTATCATTTTCCGGTAAAGGACATCATCCACTTCGGCAACTTCACAGCCTGGATAAAATCGGCCGACTGGCCTTTTACGGTATCCGGCAATGCGTCCGCAGATATTGAGCTGCTCACCTTCCGCTTTATCAATATCCAGAATGTTACGGACCTTCTCTATCTGCTCAACGAGCCGACTTTGTGCCACGTCAGGAAGTGACAAAATCCACTCGATCAGTTTCGGGGCGTTTTTGTATTCCTGGTAAATTCGGCTTTTCGCCTTATCACTGAATTCAGACATAATTTATCGTGATGTTCTCCGTGCTGAATACGCCGAGCTGGTTGAACTTAACGGGGATCACGCTCCTGTTAACTTCTCCTGCTGCCGTACCAATAGAGATATTGCTGACGTAATCATCAGCGCCGACAAAGTAGTTTGCAGGGGTGTACAGCCGCCCTGCTGCGAGTGCTTCACCAATGCGAAAGCCCTGTTTTGCAAAGCCCGTAGTTTCATCAAAGCCCACCAGCGTGTAATCCACGATGGCCTCTTTAATGGTCGCCTTTTCATCCTCGCCCAGCGTGCTGGTTTTGATATCAACCTGGACATAAACGGCCACGTACTCAGGGCGAAAGAACGTGATATTTACGGGCTGACCTTTCGGCGTAAACGTGTCCACGCTGATTTTATTCGGGAAGGTGTTATAGCGATTCAGGCCGCAGCCGGGATTTTTATGTGTGGCCATCGCCAGCACGATAGCGTCAGTTTCACCGCCGTCGATAAATATCGCCATGGAGTGACCGTATACGCCGTGTTCATCCGTTTCGTTCTCGACATTCTCATGAACCAGCGTCTGTTTAACGCCTGTGACGTTATCCAGTGCGGCTTTGATATTGTCGATCTGATTATTACCAGGCAGCGCCACCGAGTAATTTCGCCTCACCCGAAAGGCGTTATCGCGCTCTTCAGCTTTCCCAAGGCTGGCGCCCTGAGTGTTCGTCACCGTACGTATACGGGCCACTGGCGAAGCAATGATGGTGAGTGTGCCTGGGTTGGCACTCTCCGCGCCTGCGGTCGTACACGTAACGCTGACGGACGCCTTTCCGCTGGTATCGGTGATAACCTTCGCATCTGTGGTCCAGAGCGTGCCTGTGACACGATGACGCACTTTTACCCCAGCAGGTATCTCGATTAGCCCGTCACCTTCAAACTCAACCACATCGGTTGAGAAGCTTTCAGGCTGGCGCTGTAGCCCCGCGAACGCGGCGATGCGGTCCAGTTGCTGCCCCATTGCCGCGTTCGGGTCCGCTGAGTGGTAGGCGTTAATCACCTCTTCATCCAGGTTAGCGAATAACTCTGACCAGACAGCAATCGCCAGTCCATCAGGGGTTTCTGGCGACAGGTTCCAGCCGCTGTCTATACCGAGGTATTTTTCAGTCACCTCGTCTTTGTATTCCTGAAGGGTCGTTCCCGTCGCGCCGTGTTTCGTTATTTCAGCCATTAGAGATCCTTGTCGTACAGGAATTCGAACTGTTCATTGTTGATGTCGGTCAGCGTGGCCCTGATCGTGAACGTGCGTTTTCTGGTGTCGCTGTCCATATCAAACGTGTTGATCGCCAGCACGCCCCTGGTGGAAAGGATGCGCTGTTTTATGTTGGCTTCAGCGATATCGCGGGAAGACTTACCGAGGATGCTCTGGAACCACGGCGTACCATCAGTGGCATCCAAAAAATACTCCCCCAAAAAAAGACGAAGCCTGCAAATGCAGGCCTGTCGGGTTTCTTCTTTTCCGGTAACGAAGTGATCGCCACTGGTCACAATATCGCCGTCTGAGAAATTACGGATCACGTATTCCTCCTACCACCAGCGAACGGCGTTGATAAACTGAGCGATACCATAAAGAACCAGACACAATGCCGCTGACTTAATCACCAGCGCGGTGGCAATGCCTATTTCTCTCGTTACGGGTGCTTCAAGTTCAAGTCCATTTTTCATGGTAAACCTCATGAGAATTCGTTTATAATTCACACACAATTACTCCTTGTTAATTGTCCACATGTAGCAATGAAAAACCCCTGACGTTGGCGCGTTCAGGGGTTTTGTGTTTTCTGTATCTATTGTGTCACTTTATTCAGGACCGTCTGTTTTGCTTCCCCCAGAAGCCACGCCGCCATGTTTATGCGTTGAGCCGATATTCTTCCCGTTGTGCTGAAGCCCATCAGAGGACAGCGAGAGTGTCTGACCTCCAGCGCTGAGGTTTATACCGTCATCAGTCAGATGAAGCCGCACAGAGCCGCTGGCGTTGCTCATGCCGATACCGTCAGTGGGTAAGCCTGAAATACTGGTGGCGCGTGAGCGGTAGCCTGGGGCAAAGAAAGCATCGGTCGCATCGAACATACGCGCATCAAGAGGACGCACAGGCCCGCCCTGCTCGATCCAGTAATCAACAGAGCGCTGGGAAAAATGAATCAGTCCTTCGGTCCCTTCTGGAAGTTCATGAAAAATGGACCACTTCGCCGTCCCTGAAAACTGAACGGGTACGTGTTTGATCTCGGGGAGAGTATTAAACACCCCCTCTCCCTCATGCCGCTGAATACCGATTTCAACTGTAGCGCGCTGCAAAGCGGGATCATATCCCGTCACCTTACCAGGCAAACAAAACATCAGATCCCATAAAAGTTGTGGCCTGAGTTGCATCACCATCGTGAGAAAAGGGTTTGCATCCTTCATATCAACTTCCTCGCCACAAACAAATTGCGGTGGTTTTCCAGGGATTCCCCCAGAGTGAGCCTTCGTGCGTTGTTCTGAGAATGGTGAATTTTCCTGTTCTGCGCTGATTTTCCGCCAGATTCTGAAGGTCTGAGAAATAGGCAAGACTGAAATTCAGCGTCCAGAACCGCGAGGTAACGTTCATCACGTCGGCGGGTTGAAGCTGATAATTCAGTTTTACGTCAACCTCCAGAGAACTCGCATACCAGCGCGGGGCACCCTCCATGCCATTTAGGGATGATATGTCATGCTCTACCCAATCACGCGCTGCTCCCTCGCGGATAATGAGCGTGCGCGTGGGAGTATGAAGCCACCAGAATCGGAAAAATTGTTTCAGCTCGTCCAGAAGAACACGACAGAGTTTTCCGCCCGCGTTGCGGCCTCTGAGCAGCACAGGAAGATCTGAAAAATCACCGACAAACTCTACGGGTGCGCCCAGCCCCTCGGCAATATCTCCGATGACTTCCTGATAAGGCGTGTTATCACCCCATGACTGGTATGACGTTGCATCCCATTCCGTTGATGTCGCCGTGCAGTAGAGTTTTATGCAGGTGCTTACGCCATCCTTTGCTACCTGGACATTATTGATTCGGCCCGTAAAAATCACGCCGATATCATTACCATAACCAGCCTTAAGGCTCACCGTTCCGTAATGGTTCCCTGCATCGTTTCTTATCCGGATAAGATCCCTCGCCCTTGATGAAATACCAAATACAGTGATGCCCGCAGTCGCATTTGTGTGCTGAGGAAAATTATCAACCAGAAAGCGTGTCTCAATTGGCGGGGCGTAGGTGAGCACTTCTCCGCTGGAAGTAGTGATTTCCAGCAGGTAATTCCTGTCAAATAATCTGCTCATGAGCAACCCATTCCAGTTTATTATCGCGGCCCAGGTTACTGACCGTTGGGCTTTCTCCTCGGAGATATAACGCGCCAATGTCAGTATTCAGGCCAGCCAGCAAATTAACGTCAGGATGCAGCGCACGCCCAAGAGCTACCGGCTCGCCGTTTTCCAGAATATCCACGCAGAAGTATTCAAAACGGGTAAGCCAGCGGAGACGGAAAACAAGATAATGCGATCCGAGTTGAATACGAAAACGCTGGAATGCGTGACCACTGGATAGTGGAATGACGATCATGCTACCTCCACAATTTCGGTAATGACTTCCCCTCCGGAAAATTCTCGCTGCCCCTGCGTGGTAACACTGTCACCCCACGGTAAATTGGCGTTAGTTTCTTCAACCGTGTCGTGGATGATTGTTAGCTGCAGCATATCCACGACGATGATCAAGCCGCCTTCAGTTTCCTTGTCTATCTCCGTTCGGGTGCTGGTAATGAGGCAGTTTTTGTAAGACGCCCCTTTACTGGCAACCAGATCAAAGGTTTCATGATTTCGCTGAATAGTGCGCAACTGCTCAAGGAGGCTTTGTGATCGAGTGGTTCCCTGGCTGCTCTGGTAGACAGCCAGCCCTACACTTGCCGCGATACCAGAAAGCGCAGCGGTACGCCCTGACATTAGCGATGCAGCCACCCCCGCTGTCAGCCCTCCTCCGATATTTACAAGCGGCTGTGCCAGCTCCTCCTGTTGCGCAATCAAACCTCGATACCAGTTATCGGAAACCCCTATTTCCATAGTGATATCAAGCGCACGAGTCACCGCGTTATCATGCGCAGTTTCAGCCGTTTCCAGCGGGAATTCGCTCACGTCTGTACGCAGCTCGGTACTCTCTTTTAGCAGAGCGTCAAAATACAGATTTCCGATCTGCGGCCTGTTACGTGTAAACAGTCCGGTAATTGCCATCAGAATTTATCCGTTGAAAGGTGGGCTGTAGCCTGGCTGGTTTTTTCCGCGACCTGTCCGAAGACGATATCAGCGACTTCTTTCGCATTCGCGCCACTCGCATTGATAACGATATTGTTATTTGCGGTAACCGAACGGGCGCCAGCATCATCCGAAAAGTTAGCTGGTTGAGGAATGCTGTTTGCGCTGGCGTAGTACCCTGCCAGTGCATTCTGTCCAGCAGATGAATTCAGGCCCGTCCAGACCTGCCCAAGCCCGTTAGCCGCTCCGGTGATGTTCCCGTTACGAATGTTATCGCCCTGGCCCGCACGCTGTGCCAGCCATAGAGCAACTTTATCCTGGTTGGCTGGAGAGAAATCCATCGGGCCGAGTGCTTTCACCGCGTCGTCCCATGAACCAGCAGTTATTTGATAGCGGCCAGCAGCTGATGTGCGTGTGCCGTTGTGTTCAAAATACTGACGTGGGTGATCGCTATAATCGGAAAATTGACCACCTCCAAACAGGGTGTTGTACCCATTATTCGCATAGTTTGATGTCCCTTCCGCCTGAGAAATTAAGTTAAGGAAATCACTTTCGTTTTTTGATCTGCCGCCTCCCTCCAATTGTTGAAGATATTGTTCTTTCCAGTCGACCGTTCCGGAAGGGAGTGCCTTACCTGGGTTTCTTTTTTGCCAGTTTTTTATTGGATCACTCATGGCCTGAGCGTCTTCTTTCTCCACAAAGGCATTTCCAGGCGCGATGATGCCGAGAATAGTAGCAATTACAGGGTGAGCTAATAATCCAGACCCAAAGGAAGTCGCCGCCTGTTTACCAAACAATGCACCAATCGTTTTCCATACAACAGCAGTACCACCGATACCAGCAGCATATGATGCATACTTAGCTTCATCAGGATACTTCTGCATTAAATCATTAACTATTGCCGTAAGGCTGGACAACGGACCAATAAGATCCCCACCGATGGCCTTTTTCAAGTTTTCAAAATTTAATGATAAAATCGACAATTCATCATTAAGTTTTTGTGCATTTTCTGAAAGGGCTGGATCTATTGCTTTATACATCCTCTCAAATTGTTCGTTAATTTCTTTAAAGCCACCCACTCCTGTTTCAAGCAAGCGAGTAAGTGGATCATTATCACCTAAACCAACACCCCCTCTTAGAGTTCTCTGCTGATCAGTGTTCATTCTGGAGTAGGATTCAACCAGATATTGAATGGCCTCTTGCCCATTCAAATTAGCAAACTGCTGTGGATTGAATGCCCCGTTCCAGTACGCCTGGTCATTCAAACGCCCTTCGCGTGCCGATTGTTGCAATGAAGGGATTTTTTGGACTATTGAATAAGCTGCACTATCATCAGATACACCAACCTTTTTCAAAGCAAACTGTAACCCTTCGATTTGCTTTGTAGTAAAGTTAGTTATCTTGCCAAGCCGTTCCAGCTCTTGAATTTTATTCGCTAATCCAAATGTTGCCGAACTAAACCCTATACCAGCGCCCGCCGCAGCTCCTAACTGAACCAAACCAGATTTTAGTCCATTTACCGTATTGGTCGCGGCTTTAAAACTCTTGTCATCTAAATCTATTCCGAGCGATACGAATAAACTATCAACGACATCAGATGCGTTTGCCTGTGACATTTTGACTCCATAAAAAAACCGCCGAAGCGGTTTTTTGTCTGTTTAAAGCTCTCGTTGGCAGAACCTACATATCCTGGCATCTATCTTTACTAGCTCCGCACAATGCGGACAGGTTCTAGAAGTATAACTTTCTTTTAACCTCTCCTTTTTTAAGTTCGGCCCTGTAAAAGACCAAATCAAAGAGCCGACCCATCCAATCGCTGTCCAACCCAAAAATAAGTTAAGCGCTAACACTGCCTTTCTGTCTTTATGCCCTCTACTAAACGCATTAATAGAGGGTGATAGATACGAAGCCAGTAAAAAAAGAAAAATCAGTATAATTTCAACATTGCCATTAATTTTATTTACATATAAATCTTTAAGCAGTAAAGCCGCTAAAGACAAACAAAAAAGAAGAACGGCAATAAGAAATAAAGTAGATGCGATATTTTTAAGCGACGCTTTAAAAGACATATATCCTCCATGAAAAAGAATATTGTCTCTTGAATTATCAGCCCAATCTTAAACACTTACTAAACGAGTGGTTAAACTAAGTTTTTGCTTTCTCAGCAGCATCGTAAATGTCGTCCATAGCATCGTGCATCAACTGAACCTCTTCCAGGCTATAGGTTCCGTCAGTCATATCACTCCACTTAGCAAGGGGCGGGCAAAACTGCCCCATCCCCGTACAAGGACGCCATAAAAACCAGTCAACCCGTGTTACCTCGTTTCTGTCGGGGCGTCTGTGTTTTCGTCGCTGCTGAGATTCCAGAAAGGGCCAACATTCTCCACCAGAGCGCGGCCCATTAAGAGCATGAACAAATGAACCTGGTCCTGAAAGAGATTTTCACTCAACGGCACATTATCCGAAGCTCGTTTGAAATCCCCCTTACGGATAACCAGTTCTTTAAGTCGCTCAAAGGTCATTGTGTTTAACCCAGCAATACCGGAAACGATCGTCATGTCTTTAACGTCTTTGGTCAGATATGGTAGCAAGCCATTTTGTGTAGCAATGCTCAACATCTCAACTTGATCCCGCGCTGGCGCTGTATCGCCTACATAAACTTCGTGATTAATCTGAATCTCAATTTTACGTGCCATTTGTTAGCCTTATATTTAATGAGGATATGTTCCATTTAGAACCGCTGCCATTGATTGCCAGCATGTTCATCACAAGGAGGATAAATGGAGATTGATATGAAAGTTTGCGCTGAAATTCTTCAGTCGCTATGCGATGGATTCGCCAGGGATAATCCAGTAATAC